GTTTCTGTTCAGCACCACGAAGATAAAACCCAAAAGCAGCTAGAATCAGATATCTTAAACAACGTGCTCTGGCAGTGCTTCGAGGATTTCCCACTGGATGATGATACAGAAATTCTCATCAATCCTTCAGGCAGATTTGTTGAGGGTGGTCCTGCTGCTGACACTGGACTTACTGGAAGAAAGATCATGGTCGACACCTATGGTGGTCTGGCTTCTCATGGCGGCGGCGCACTCTGTGGAAAGGACCCAACTAAAGTTGATAGAAGCGGTGCCTATATGGCTAGATATATTGCTAAGAACATTGTTTGGAGCGGGCTTGCTGATAAATGCGAGGTCGCTATTTCTTATGCCATCGGTAAAGCAAATCCGGTTTCAGTAAATGTAACATCATTTGGCACAGGAAAAATCAGTGATGAAGGTCTAGGTGAACTGGTAAAAGAGATTTTTAACTTGAGACCAGCTGCTATCATTGAAAAACTACGCCTAAGAAATGCAATTTATTCAGATACAGCAACATATGGACATTTCAACTCCTCTCTCTTCCCTTGGGAGAACTTGGATTTCAACCTAAACTTAAGAAAGGCGGCGGAAAGATATGAAGATTGAAAAACTGAAAACTAAGCTCTTACTCCCCGCCGACTATAACCCCCGTAAGGATTTAAAACCCGGGGATGCAGAGTACGATAAACTTAAACGCTCTATTGAGCAGTTTGGTTATGTTGAACCGGTCATCTGGAACAAGACCACTGGCAGAGTTGTCGGTGGCCACCAGAGATTAAAAGTGCTCCTGGATTTAGGAATGACCGAAGTTGAGTGTGTGGTCATCGAGATGGATGAAGATAAAGAAAAGGCGCTCAACATTGCCCTCAATAGAATCAGTGGCGACTGGGACAAGGATAAACTGGCTCTTCTTATTGCTGATCTCCAAGGTGCTGACTTTGATGTTTCCCTTACTGGTTTTGATCCTTCTGAACTGGATGACCTGTTTAAGGATTCCCTGAAGGAAGGAATTCACGATGATGAATTTGATGTGGATGCTGAGCTGGAAAAACCCGCCATGACAAAACTGGGTGACGTCTGGAAGCTTGGTCCCCATAGACTGGTCTGTGGCGACTCTACAAAGGCTGAAACCTTCACGCTTCTAATGGATGGAAAGCTGGCAAACCTGGTAGTGACAGATCCCCCTTACAATGTAAACTATGAAGGCTCTGCTGGTAAAATCAAAAACGACAACATGGGTGATTCTGCCTTCTATGAATTCCTCCTGGCTGCCTTTACCAATACGGAATCTGTCATGACCCAGGACTCCTCTATCTATGTCTTCCATGCAGATACAGAAGGGCTGAACTTTAGAAGGGCATTTTCTGAAGCGGGCTTCTACCTCTCCGGCACCTGCATTTGGAAGAAGCAATCTCTGGTCCTTGGTAGGTCCCCTTATCAATGGCAGCATGAACCTGTGCTATTTGGGTGGAAGAAGAAAGGCAAGCATAACTGGTACGCCGATCGAAAACAAACGACCATCTGGGAATTTGAAAAACCTAAGAAGAATGGCTCTCATCCAACAATGAAGCCCGTGGCTCTTGTGGCCCATCCAATCATTAATTCAAGTCTCAGTAATTGCATTGTCCTCGATCCATTTGGCGGTTCTGGTAGTACGCTTATTGCCTGCGATCAGACCCAGCGAATCTGCCACACCATTGAGCTTGATGAGAAGTTCTGTGACGTTATAGTCGAAAGGTTCATTTCCGGAGCACAGACTTCAGATGATGTCTATCTCCTGCGTGATGGCAAAGAATACCGCTACAGTGACCTCCCTGAAAATAAATAACACAACTATCGAAAGATAGACTTGCTATTAACATCACTTAGAGTGATATATGTAGTAAGCAAAAAAACAAGGAGGTCAATACCATGAAAATCAATTACAACGTAACTGGTAATGAACGAAAAAAGCTGGTGAAGCTCATCAGCGAAATCACAGAGGTTCCCTCAAAGTACCTGGGTGTTCCATCCTGCGCTTACCAGGTCGGACATTACCACATCGGAAAAGACGGAGAGCTAACCTTTGATAGCGAAGTGTCTCAGGAGGACACCAAGTCACTAATGAAAAAGCTACTTGATGCAGGGTTTGAAGCTGAGGTGGATGAACCCACTCCTGCTGAAGCAGAGACCGAGGAAACTGGACTCATCATCCAGATTCCAAAAGACTCCCTCTCCGATGATGACTTGGAAAAGCTATCCAAACTGTTAGTGGCAAAAGGAAACCTCATTAAGAAAGCTTTGAATGTAGATGCCCTTCCCATTGAATCCGACGAAGAACGCATCAGCTTCCCTTGGTTTTCAAAACTGCCAAATCCAGAGGAGATAAAATCCTACTCCCAGTTCATTACAAAGCTTTGTGAAATGGCAAAAACCCAAAAGAGAATCACTGTAAAAGAAAAAGTAGTCGATAATGAAAAATACGCATTCCGCTGCTTCCTTCTCCGCCTCGGATTTATTGGAGAAGAATTCAAAACCCACAGAAAGATTCTCCTTCAAAACCTATCCGGCAGCAGTGCTTTCAAAGGAGGTGCTCCTAGTGAAAATCATCAGTAAAGAAAGACTGGCCTACCTACGTAAGCAGTATCCTGCTGGCGCCAGGGTCCAGCTCCTTTGGATGGATGATGTGCAAGCACCTCCATCGGGCACAAAAGGCACCGTGTGGGGTGTGGATGACACAGGCTCCATCATGGTTCAGTGGGACAACGGGAGTAGCCTGAATGTGGTTTATGGCATTGATTCCTGCAAGGTAATCGATGAAAAGTCCAGGGAGGAGGCATAGCAATGAAGGCATTATTTGGTCGAAAGTTCTACAATTTAAAAGAACTACGAGAGGCAACTGAAGAAGCAAAGGAAGATGGTGTCATTGGTTCTGACTACACTGTGATTCGAGTTGTTGAGCTAAGTGATTTAGAATTTAAGAAGTTCACCAGCAACTTCCTAGAGGATCAGTCCTGGATCAAGAAGTCAGATGGAGGCACCAACGAAAAAGGTGAGCTGCGATGCATTAGAGTCGTCAACAAAGACACTGGTGAAAAGATCCTCACAAATCCTGAAGGTTATGACTACCCACGCTACACAGCGATTGAAGATTAAAATGAAAACCTGCTCTATTACTACAGAAATGACTTGCTATTATTCTCGTTTAGAGTGATATATGTAGTACCAAAACAAAACCACACTAAATGGAGGATGAGAACATGAAAGAAATCAAAGTATTTGAGGAAGCAAAAGCAAGTGGCGCAAACTTTAAGGAGTCTGGAATCAACAGCACCATGTACTGGGCCTATGAAAGAAGTAAGGAAGCAGGAAACGACACCATCGACTTTTCTGAGGTCATTTGGGATTACGACATCGAACCCATTGTTAAAGCCTGCAGAGCGTACGGAATAGACCACATTACCATTTCAAGCACCTTCTCAGGATTGATTGCAACCCTAGCCGAATTTGAGAAGCATGGCTGCAGGATGGATGGGCTGACCAAGGTTAAGACAAGCCACACCGACTGGCAGACTGGCGAAAAGCAAATTCTACCAGCCATCTTGGTTAGGATTTAAGGAGGGCTTATACCATGTGGAGAGAAGGCAAAATCGAAGTAGAAAACAGAACCATTAATTACTGGATTAAAAGCTTTGACTTAGGCTCCCCTTACGGCATTGATGAGGGTAGGATTTCAAAACTGATGCTAAAGCGCGATGGCCAGATCATTGCAAACTTTGATAGAGGCTGGGACATTGAACCCATTGATACCAATGCGCAAGCTGCACTTAAAATTTTGATGAAGGAATACAATTAAAAACAAGATAGAAACGCATAACGGAACAGAGCTACATGGCTCTTTTCCTCGTTACAGAAGACCTTAGGGTCTATTTTTTATGTCTTTTTAAAGGAGGTGTCCGCATATCCGAAAACTAAAGAAATATAAACCAACCTCATACATGGCGAAAGATTCCCATTACAGCAAGGAGATGGCGGACTATGCAGTTGGTTTTATTGAATGCCTCTCCCATACCAAAGGAACCTGGGCAGGAAAGCCCTTTGAACTAATAGATTGGCAAGAGCAAATCATCCGGGATTTATTTGGAACCATAAAGGCAAATGGCTATCGCCAGTTTAATACTGCTTATGTAGAGATACCAAAGAAGATGGGAAAAAGTGAGCTCGCGGCGGCTGTTGCCCTGCTCTTAACCTGTGGAGATAACGAAGAACGTGCTGAGGTTTATGGCTGTGCTGCAGATCGTAACCAAGCCTCTATCGTTTTTAACGTGGCTGCTGATATGGTGCGTATGTG